CGCTTTAATCTCTCTCCCCCGGTGGTCGATGGGTCGATCGAAACAGAGACCGAACAAAGGTCCGAGCCGGCGAAGCTAAAACAGAACAAGTGTACGCTATGAGTTCCCGCAAACCTCAGGGCTCGTTATTCCCGGTTAAACGGGAGCCGGTCGGTATGGCAGAGAAAGCAGCGCAGAAGGATCTACGGGAGCTCCGAGCGTTAGACATGCTCACGACCGGGACAGAGGCGCTACAGGTCGCTTACAAGCGCTCTGCGCGTCTTGTGGACCGTGCGGAGCGTGCTGCGGATACATGGGCGGCGACTGCTGCGATGAGAGAGCTTAGAGCGATACGCCTCGAGCTGGCTCCGTTAGCCTCTCCGCTCGCTGGCGACGGTCTGACCGATCTACTTGAGTCGATTACTGATATCGTCACCGCGGACCGGGAGGAACGAGCGAGCTAAACGGACCGTGCAAGGCGCGACGACATTAATAACTAGATTCTGCTCATTGTGGGCGATCCCGTTAAAAACCTGAGACCCTTAGCAAGACGAATAAGGGGACTCACGACCGACCGTCCGGTCTGTGCTGCTGCTTCCCGTTTAACACGGAGAGTGACCAGGGACCCGGCGCTAGTGTCTCAAGCAGCACAGAGCTTGACGATGGCGTGCCGTTACGAATTAGCGGAGGGGATCCAGTGAAAGCGAGAGCGATTAACTGTGGAACCGAGACAGATACCTAGCGAGCGAAACGCTCAGAGCCAAGAGCTCGAGAACTGTTCCAAAAAGGGACGGGACCCGGTGATCTCATCAAAGAGATAACTCGGTCCTACCTCAGGAACAGGGTTAGGCGCTGTCCGGAATTAGGAACGATGAAACTCCGCTTACACATTGAAACAGAGAAACAGAGTCCGCACGATAAACGCGCGCCGGTCTTGTGGATCGCGGTGACGTTGCTGTCCCTCGTCGGGTCGCTGCTGCTGCTCGTCGTGGAGTCGCGGTGAGACCGGCGCGGTATCGTTCCGGCTCTATGACTTACAGAGACAAGAAACATGACGAACCCGTAACGCTCGAGGATCTTGAGGCGCTATCGGAGCCCGGTTATGAGTTCACTGATGACGAGGACGAGCACGAATGAAACTCACGAACCTTAAAGCAGTGTTAGACGCTGGAGGCGTTTCTACCGTCGAGGTTGACGGATGGCAGACCAGGGGACGCAGCACGGACGGAGGAGAATACAAGACCGGCCGTCCCGATCATGTCGTCGTGCATCATACGGCAGGCAGTACCGGCGCGAGCAGTAGCAGCGAGGTCCGGTACATGGTCTCTACGTCCGACGTCGCTCCCGTCGCCAACCTCTACGTTTCCAGAACGGGAGAGTGTTGGATCATGGCCGCGGGCAGCTCGAATACCAACGGGAAAGGCTCCGCTCCGTGGGCTAACGGACTCGTCAAGAACGACGATATGAACCGACACTCTATTGGTATCGAGTGTGGCTCTAACGGTCTCGGGGAGCCCTACACGGAGGCGGCGCAGGAATGTCTGACGCTGACGATTCTGGCGCTTATGGACGCTTACAGCATCCCGCTCGAGCATGTTCGCTCCCACGCGGAATGGAGCCCCGGCCGTAAAATCGATCCAGCGGGTCCGGCGAAGTGGCAACCGTCCGGAGGTACGTGGGATATGGACAATTTCCGCGGCTATCTGTGGACACGGTTAGGCGACGACACTGCTCCAGACCCAGCGCCTCCGTCCGATGACGTCATCTACGCAGAGCAGGGAGATTCAGCATGGTCTCTGATGAGGCGTTGCGGGCTAGATCCGGCAGCGATAGGCGCTAAAGGCCGGGACGAGTGGTACGCGCTTAACTACCGCGTCTATCCAGGGACAGAGATTAAACGACCCTAAAGCGTGAGCGGTAACGGTTGGAGTGTGGGCTCTCACCGTTACCGCTCTCGCTAGGTATCTGTTCCCGTTCACGCGTCCGCATGAAGTACCGAACAACATCGCGCGGAACGAGAACAGATCCGTAGAGACCATACCAGTAGGGTCTCAGCGTGTCCGCAGTACCGACGTTCCAGACTTTACGATCCGACCGACCGACTCGAGGTCCTAATATCGAGGCGTCGTCGCTGCTTATCGGTCGCGTCCCTTTCATGGACCACCAACGTTTGATAGCAGACGTCGCTAACGAGGTAGACCCGGCGACCGGACTGCTTTGGTACGACACCGTGGTCGTAGTTATGCCAAGACAGCAGGGAAAGACGACGCTGCTCGAGCCGTCCCTCGTCGCTGCTGCTCTACGACGTCCCGACGTTGACGTCGTTTACACTGCACAAGACCGGCAAATGTCCAAGCGGCGACTCATTGACGAACTAGCAGACAAGCGGTTAGCGCGACGTCCGGAACTGTCGGGACAATTCAAGGTGAGGCGCTCTAACGGCTCGGAGTCGATCCGCTGGGGCAACGGTAGCCAGATTACGACCGTCGCAAATACAGATCAGGCGGGACACGGTTTAACGCTCGACCTCGCGGTCCTTGACGAAGCATTCTCGCACGACGACCTAACCGTCGTTACAGCGTTAGAACCGACGACCGTGACGCGCCCAGATCCGCAGGTGTGGATCGTTTCGACGGTTGGCGACGGTACGGACGGACTGCTCCAGCATTTCCAAGAGATAGGACAGCAGTCTTTAACGGACCCGGCTACCCGCGTCGCCTATTTTGAATGGTCAGCGACCGACGACGACGACCGGGACGACCCTGCGGTATGGGCTCGCGTTATGCCTGCGTTAGGGACCACGATCGACGCGGAACGTATCCGGTCGAGGCGCGCTAATCTCACTCCGGAAGTGTTCGATAGGTCGTATCTGTGTCGTCGTCCGTCGTTCGAGGATCTCGCGAAACTACCTCCGGACGCGTGGGAGGACTGTCGCGCGACGAGCGAACTAGCTCCAGGCGCTCCGTATGTCATGGCGTTAAGTGTGTCGCTGGATCGCGGTTCGGTGTCGGTCGCTGTCGCTGGACCCGTACAGGGAAGAACTGGCGTCGTCGTGGACATTCTGACCGGCTCCAGCTCGACCGTCGCGTCCGAGATTGTTGATATCTATCACTCGCTAGGGCAAGGCGCGCCGGTAGTAGCGGACCGTCGAGCCGGAGCGGGAGCTCTCATCGACGCGCTGTCGCTGCTCGGTCTCCCGGTCGAAGAGCTCGGAACCGCGCAGCTTGTCACGAATACCGGCACGTTTTACGACGCTCTCGTCGAGCGGGAACTATTCCACGATTCACAGCAACGCCTCGACGCTGCTGCTGCTGGAGCGGTGTCGCGTCCGCTCGGTGAGGCGTGGGCATGGGACGCGCGACGGTCTCCCGGCGATATCGCTCCGCTTATCGCAGCAACTAACGCGGTCGGCTCTCATCGTTCACGGTTCGGACTGTTCCCGGTGCTCTCGTCGATCCGGTGAGACCATATTGCTATGTTTCGCTCCGATGAGATTCAGGCGCGCAAACAAGATAACGGAGCAGCTCGACACGTTCGCACGTTCGCAGCTCGACGTTAACGCTCTCGTTGCTGCTGTCGCGTCCCGTCGCCTAGACGGTCTCCCGGTCGATCCGCGCTCGCTACCTATCTGTGTCGGCGCGGCAACGCTCCACGCGGACACTCTGTCGGTAATGCCAGCTCGCTCGTCTGCTGGAATGATGACGCCTCGAGTCGCGATGCTGCTCGAGTCTCCCGACCCTACGACCGATTACCGCTCGTTTATCGCGCAGTGTGTCGGGTCAATGTTTTGGGACGGTTACGCTCCGCTATTGCTTGACCGTCCCGCTCCGCTTACTAGCTCGGTCCGGTTGCTGTCCGCGTCCGCTACTCATTACGACGCGACAGATAACGTGTGGCGGCACAACGGGGACCCGATCTCTCCGGAGCTTATTTACTCCGTGAACCTGATCGAGGACACGTCCGAGGGAGTGCCGGGAACGAGTCCGCTCCGTCGCTGCTGGCAGGCTCTCAGCACCTACGGTTACGCGTACCGTTACTTGCATGATTATTTCGCACAAGGCGGTAACCCGTCGTCGATTCTGCGGACTAATCATCCGGTAAACGGAGAGCGCGCTAACGAATTGGTCGATGAGTGGATTACGGCTCGCGCACAACGACGACCCGCGGTTATGGACCCGACGATAACGCTCGAGGTTCCGGCGAGCTCCGGAGAGCTCCAGGCAACGCTGTCGGTTCTCGATTACGCGGCGTCCGAGGTTGGGAGACTGTTAAACGTTCCTCCGTCGCTGCTTAACGCTCCGTCGCTCGGTTCAGCGATGAGCTATGCCAATACTGCGGACGAATCGCGGAGGTGGATCGCGCTGTCCCTTAACCCGTCGTGGATGAGTCGCCTCGAGTCAATGTTTAGGACGTTGACCGGAGACCCGACGATTCAGCTCGACCCGTCCCCGTTGCTCGAGCTTTACTCCGAGACAGCGACAGCGCAGAAAGGTCTCACGAATAATGAGCGATGAACGCGAGGCGTTTACCCGGTCGGTTTCGACGAGCGAGGTAGCTCCGGAAACGTCAACAGACGGACGGACGGTAACGGTCCGGCTCGTTCCGTGGAATACGGTCCAAGAAGTCAGCGACGGACGCGGACGCTACACAGAAACGTTTGCTCGAGGCGGTCTCCGTGGTCCGTCCGGTCCTATTCCGGTCTATGTTGAACGCGAGCATGACGGACCCGTTGTCGGAGTGCTGGAGGACGAGCTCGAGGACCGGGAGGACGGTCTCTACGGTCGTATCCGGCTCTCCAGGTCGTCCGGAGGAACGGATACCCTCGCAGATATCGAGGAGCGTATCCTCCGCTACGTTTCCGTCGATTTCTATGACTCTCCAGTACCGACCGGCGCGGACCATGTTGTCCGGTCGTCGGCAGTATTGCGGAGAGTCGCGTTCACACTGCTACCGCAACACGACGCGCCGGTCCTCTCGGTTCGTTCCATTCCAGAAACAGAAGAAAAGGATATCCCTCCCATGTCAGAGATTCAGGAAACCGCAGAGACCGTGGAAACGGTCGAAGAGCTCGAGCCGGTCGTATCGACTCGCAGCGTCCCGACGATCCGTCCGACTGCTCCCGTCGAGGCTCCGGCCGGTCCACGGTTCGATTCGTTCGGTCATTTCGTCCGCGCTGTCGCTCTCGGTCAGGTAGAGACCGACGAGCGCGACACGTTCCAGCGGGCTCTAGCGGATATCACGTCGGTTCAGACTCCCGGTCTGCTCCGTGAGGGTTGGATTAACGACGTTATCGACCTGGGTCGTACTCTCGCTCCGACCGTCAATAATTGGCGCTCGCGTCCGCTCCCGTCGTCGGACTGGACAGTCTCGCAACCGATCGTCGAGACTCGTCCGACCGTCGCGAAGCAGACAGCAGAAAAGACCGATATCGAGTCAACCGCGGCAACGATCGCGGTTCAGCAGTGGAGTATCGATACCTACGCTGGCGGTAACGATATTTCGATTCAGGCGTTGACGCGTGGTACTCCGGATCTGCTCGACGAGCTGATGCGGCTCTACCGTCGCGAGCTTGCTCACACAGTTAACGCTGCTGCTGTCGCGTCGTTGAACGCTGCTGCTGCTGTCGGAGTGTCCGGTAACGCGGCTCTCGTTTACACTGACGCTGCCGGGTTCGACGGTCTCGTTATCGAGGCGTCCGCTACGTTCCTCGCAGCGATGCGACGTCCCGCCGACGTCATGGCTCTGAGCGTGGAACTCTGGCAGGATCTCGCTACCGCGAAAGACACGACCGGCCGTCCGCTGTATCCGACCGTTTCCCCGATGAACGCCTCCGGCACAATGTCCGGAAAGTCGATCGAGGGACAGATCGTTTCCATTCCTTGGTATGTGGAGCCCGATCTCGGGTCCGGCGTTAAAGCGGTTATCGGTGTCTCTGACGCGTTCCTATCGCAGCTCGGCCCAGTCCAGACAATGAGCGTGGACGTCCCGTCGAAGCTCGGTCGTGACGTTGCTATCTATCAAGAAGCAACGTTCGGCGCGACTGACGCGTCCGGTCTGATCCAGGTCGCCTCGAGCTGATGGCAGCGAAGAAGAAAGCAGCGAGCAAAGCTGCTCCAGTCCAGACCGAACAGGTGTCCAAGCCGGCAAAGCCGGCAACGGACAGACGTTCGGTGCCGGTCTGGGAAGGTGGCGAGACCCGCTCGCAGTACCTGGCGCGGCGTCACCAGTACGCGCTCGACAATAATATCGAGCTGTCGTAATGTCTGTCCCGGCCGTGTTGCCTGCTGATGTTGCTTCCTGGGGACGGTTTCCCGTCCCGGTCGAGCCGGTTGAGCTTGACCTATTGGACACAACGATTAGCGCCTCCCTCGAGCAGCTCGGTCGGGACTTTCACCTCGACGACCCGTTAACGCCGGGACAGCGGACCGCGGTAATTATGCAGGCGGCTCGGATCTGGGCTCGTCGGAACACTCCGGAGGGTCGCGCGTCGTTCGGTGGAGATATCGCGGTCTCTGTCGTGTCGTTTGACGCGGGAGTGTACGAACTACTACAACCACGGTTCGGTATCGCGTGAGGTTCCAGGCAGTACGCGCAGAACTCGCGCATCTCTACCGGGTCGCGTTCCCGTCATGGTCGGTGTACGACTACGTTCCAGGGTCCGCGAACTTACAGAGTATCGTTATCGGTCTACCGGACTCGTTGACGCCTAACGTGACAGGCTCGTTCTGGCGCATGATCGTCCCGGTTTACGTTGTGACCGGCTCCGCAGATCCAGAGGCGCAAGAGACAGCGTTACTCTCCGCTATTCCGGAGATAGTCGCGGCAGTTGACGGGACGAGAGGCGCGTCGTTCGCGTCTGCTCACTCGACAGAGGTCCGCGAGTTCTTCGATATCCAGCTCGGTCAATCGACCGCGCTGTCCTGCTCGATCATGGTCGAGCTTATGGTCCCCGTTCCACATTAGAAAGCAGTAAACATCATGTCATTCGCTCCGCTTATTCTCCGCGGCAACCTACAAATCGACGGCGCGGACGTGTCCGCACAAGTAACGGAGTTTAAGTTCTCCGGTGAACGAGCCCAGATCGACATACCTGGGACGTTTGATACTCGACCGTCGTTCGCTGGCGGCTATGACACCTACAACGTCGAGATTAGTTATCTCGCGGACACTGACGCGACAGCACTCACCCAGGTATTCTGGGCGGCTCTCGCTGCGGACCCTGGCACGATTACCGTGTCCGGAACGTTCCGCGGTGGCGACGTGTCCGAAACTAACCCAATGTGGACAGCAACCGCTCAGGTCCTCATGTCGTCGCTCGGTGGCGAAGTGAACACGGTCTCCCTTGATTCTGTCACGTTCCCCTGCTTGGACCGTCCGGTCCAATCGTCCGCGGCATGAGCTTAGGAATAACGATCGCTGTCGATGACGTAGAGCACAATGTCCAGACCACAGCGGGCGACCTAGTACGCCTCGAGCGGGAATATGGGATTAAGGCCGCAGATATGTCGGTGGACACCATGTCCGTCGAGTGGGTAATGTTTCTCGCTTACGTCGGACTAAAGCGGTCTAAGGTCATCACGATGACGTTTGACGAGTTCCTCGACACTGCGGACACGGTTGGGAGCGACGACGACGACCCTCCCACCTGACCGCTATCGAGTCCCTGATCTGCTCGGTAGCGGTAGCGACCGGGATAGCTCCGAGCGAACTAGCGGAGCTTCCGGTCCCAATGTGGAACGCAATATTAAACGAAACGAAACAGAAAGAGCAGCGGAACCGATGAGCGAGCCGACAGTCGAAGTCATAGGACTTAACCGGTTCGTCCGTCAATTGAAGCAGCTCGAGCCCGACCTATTGGACGAGCTAAAAGCAGCAAACAAAGATCTGGCGTCGTCGGTAGAGTCAGAGGCGCGCGGTCTCGTCCCGACACGCTCCGGAAACTTGGCGTCGTCGCTGCGCTCGACCGGGACAGCTCGGTCCGGTGTCGTTCGCGCTGGTAAGGCTCGCGTCCCCTATGCCGGTCCTATCCATTTCGGTTGGGCTCGTCGTAACATTGCACCTAACCCGTTCCTATGGACAGCGTTAGACCGACGACGCGACGAGGTTGAACGTCGTTACGGCGCGGAGCTCGAGCGGATCGCTGGGGAGGTGTCCGACCGTGGCTAAGGGACCGACAATCTCGGTAAAGATTACCGGCGACACTAAGGGACTGTCTAAGGCGACCGGGCAGGCAGAGAAAGACGTCGAGGGGTTCGGTAAAAAAGTCTCCGGGTTCGCGGTCGGTGCTGGAGCAGCGTTAACGACGTTCGGTCTCCAGGCGGTCCCGGCGCTCGTCGGGTTCGGTTCTGAGCTTTACGCTCTCGGTCAGGCGTCCGAAGTGGGAGCCAAAAAAACGCAGAAAGTGTTCGGGGATTCAGCGTCCGACGTGTCCGCGTGGGCGGACGAGGTTAACGAGTCGCTCGGACTGTCCGACGAGGCTGTCGGAACGCTCGCGACACAGATGGGCGACCTACTCGTCCCGATGGGATTCAGTCGCAAAGAAGCAGCGAAACTCTCTATGGACACGACAGAGGCAGCGGGAGCGCTGTCGGCGTGGTCGGAGGGACAGTACGACGCGTCCGAAGTGTCCGCGATTCTCACTAAAGCAATGCTCGGGGAACGCGAGGGATTAAAAGCGCTCGGTATCTCTATCTCCGCTGCTGAGGTTGACGAGCGCGCTCTCACTCTCGCGAAGAAAGACGGTCGCAAAGAGATCACGGCGCAAGATAAAGCGATAGCGACACAGCAACTCATTATGGAGAAGTCCACAGACGCGCAGACAGCGTGGACTGATGGCACTATGGACAGCGTTAAGGCTCAGAACGAGTTAACCGCGAAGATAGCGGACGCGAAAGAGGGATTAGCTAAGGGACTGCTCCCGATAGTCCAAAAAGTAATGTCGTTCCTCGTTACGAAAGCGATACCGGCCGTCGAGAAACTCGTCGCAGCGTTCCAAAAAAAGTGGCCGCAGATTAAAGCAACGATTCAACCGATAATGCAATGGCTCGAGCAGACCGTCCGCGACGTCCTCGCGGTTGCTGCTGCGTTGTGGGACCAGTTCGGCGCGCGGATAATGACCTACGTTAAAATCGCTTTCGATTACGCGAAAGACGCGATCCAAAACGTTATGAAAGTGATCCAAGGCGTTATCGACGTCGTCCTCGGAGTGATAACAGGCGACTGGAAACGAGCTTGGAAAGGTGTCTTAGCGATTCTGTCCGGAGTGTGGGCGCAGATTAAAAACGTCGTCCGTACTGCGTTGCGGCTCGTCGGTCTGCTGCTCGATATTGCATGGGAGAACATTAAAGGCGTCGTCCGCTCCGCGTGGAACGGGATTAAGAGTCTTATCTCCGCAGCGATTAACGCTGTCGTCGGTTATGTCAGAGCGTTACCGGGTCGGATAGGTGCAACGTTACTAACCACGTTCGACGGATTAAAGACGGGAATAACGATCGCTAAAGACTGGATACGGCTCCGCATTAACGACATTATCTCGTTCGTCGCTGGCATCCCTGGGCGTGTTGCGGGAGCAGTGTCGTCGGCGTTTAGCGCTATCCCTCGAGCTTTCAAGTCAGCTATCAACGGGATCATTAGCGCGTGGAATAGGCTCTCTTTCCGGATTAAGGGCGGACCGTGGGACCCGCTCGGACGGTTCGGGCCGTCAATCCCGGCCGTTAATTTCGGTTTCGACACGCCTAACATCCCGTATCTAGCGGAGGGCGGCATCGTTAAAGCGCGACCGGGCGGAATGCTCGCAGTCATTGGGGAGGGCAAATACGACGAGGCGGTCGTCCCGTTAAAAAGCGGAGCCGGTCGGTCAGCTCTCGGAGGCGGAACGACGATTATTCAAAACTTCCCTGCATCCGTCCGTCCGTCCGACGTGATTAGAGCCCAGCGGGACTGGACGCGACGTAACGGTCCGGTCCCGTCGTTCGGTAGAACATGAGAGAACAGTTAGAGCGCGTTAATCCGCTCGACGTGGAGACAGCTTTACAGACCGGACCGTCCGGAGGGTTCGCGCTTGGTCTCGGAGACTGGCGTCTATCGCTCGAGATGTTGGTACCGGGTTCGGACGCTGCGCGCTGGGGTACTGCGTTGTGGGATGTTGACGAGTGGCCTGGCGAGGACGTGGGGTCTAGTGTTCGGTGGCGTGATGTGTCGCACTTTGTCCGCGGCGTTTCGTGGGCTCGAGGCGCGACGTCGGTAGGGACTCGTCCGGAGAATGGCGTTATGGAGGTAACGCTAGATAACCGCGGCTATCGTTTCAGTCCGTGGAACGCGGTCTCCAGTTGGAATGGGACCGTAGTTACTGATCCGGCAGGGAATATTGTCCCGTCGTATTTCGGACCGGGAACACTTATCCGGCTCGCGGTTTACAGTCCGTCCGGACAGCTCGACCCGGTAACAGATCCGGACAACTTGGACCCGTCGTCGCCTCGAGCATGGGTCCCGTTATTCGCTGGGGTCATTGCCTCATGGTCGGACGCTATCGTCGAGGGCGGCGCGGACTCGTTCGTTACTGTCGTCGCGGAAGAAACGCTGTCCGCGCTCGCTCAGACTATCGACCCTCCCGTCGATCCGGTCGGAGCTGGAGAGCGCGCGGTCCCTCGACTGTCGCGACTGCTTGACGCTGCTTTATGGCGGTTCGGTCCAATTATCGACCGTTACGTCGATCCGCTCCCGGTCGCAGATATGGGGCTCCAGGCTACAGAGATGGCGACGAACCGTATCGAGGAGTGCTATCTCACTGCGGACAGTGTGGGCGGCGTGTTCCGGTCGGATCGTTCCGGACTCCCGACACTGTACAACCGTTACGGACCCGGTTCTCCGGTCGGGATACGTTCCGGACCGGACAGCGCTGCTATTACCGGGCTCGCTGCTGCTGGAGCGCTCGGAGGTACTGCTGGGTGGTCCGCTAACGTTTCGACTGCTTACAACGACGCTAACGACCGTGCGCTCGAGATTCTGCGCGGTACGTCGTCGGGCTCTGTTACTCCGAACCCGGCAACTACGGGACCGGCGCGACCGGGCGACCGTTTCACGTTCTCACCTACCGACGAGCCGGACACTGTGTATTGGTTCGAGGTCGATCCGGCGTCGTCGGTATTCTGGGCGGCGGTCTGGATAGGTTGGGGCTCTAACCGCGACACGGTAGGCGTCCGTCATATTCCGGAGCCGGGACTGGTGGTCCCGTATGTTGCGGACAGTGTGACGACGTTAAACGACGACGAGGTGATATTAAACACGGTCACTCTGGGCAATAAGGGAGGCGCGTCCGTTACTCGGAGCGTTAACGAGTCCGTCGAGTTGTATGACGTCCGCGCGGTAATGAACGAGGATTTAGTGGGAACGTCGGAGGCTCTGCTCGAGCTGCTGATCGATCTGGAACTAGAACAGAGAGCATTGCTTGCTTTACGGTTGGAAACGTTACAGATTCACTCCCGGCATCTCGGCGCGCTGTCCGCGCTTATCGGGATCGACGTCGACGATGCTCTGCCGGTCCAGCTCGCTCCGCTCATTCCCGGTTATGCGTTCACGGTTCCGCGCGCTCAGATCCTCGGAATGACTCACACAATCGAGCCGGTCGGCGCTGGCGTCGTATGGGTCGGGGACTATCAACTAGGGCTCCAGAGTCCGCTAACAGTGAAAGATTAAAGATATGACTATCCCCAATGTGTCAACAGGTCAGATTATCGACGCGACGACGTTCGGAAACGCGGTCGTTGATGCGGTGAATGCTCACGCGGACCAGTTCGCTCTGTATCTACCGTTAGCAGGCGGCACGCTGGACAGTGGAGCGCAGATAACGGCACGTGGCACTAACGCGAGCGCTCCCGCTTACTCGTTTGCTGCTAATAGAGGTTGCGGTCTGTACCTAGCCAACGGCTCAGGGGCGGGCATTATTGGGCTATCTGGTGAGCTATGGGTAAGTGAGCGCCTACGAGCACAGAGCGACCTCCAGGTTGACGGCCAGATCAAAGCCCAAAACGGCAGCGAGGCAAAACCCGCTATCAGCTTTACGAATCAGACCGATATGGGAATGTGGCGGCGCAACGCTACCGACTTGGCGTTTAGCGTTTCGGGCCATCGTGTCCTCGGTGCAGCAATGACATCAGGCTATGAGGGGGTTTACGCCTTCGAGAATCTGTATGCCCAGAAAGACCTCCAGGTTGACGGCACAATCACCACAGGGGCGGGTAAAGCGGTCTACTTTGGCGGCAACTGGGACGACGCCTTTATTGCTAACACCACGGCAAGCGGTCGTGAATACATGAATTTTGGCGAGTCCGCTGCCGGTGGCGCCAGGCTAAGACTCTACGGCCCCGGCGACCCTTCTTCTCCTGGCGATGTTCTCATTTACGCTGGAGGTTCGATTGCAGCAAGGTTCAACAAAGATCGGACCACGAAGCTCTACAGCGATTTACAGGTTGACGGGCTGACTAGAGCACAGAACGGCACCAAAACAGCACCTGCCTACAGTTTCACGTCAGACCCTAAGACGGGCTTTTATCTTTACAGCAAAGGTATCGCATCGATTGTTTGTGATGGTAAAAACGTCGCTAACTTCGGTACGGACGGCGTGGCGTTTCCCGAAGGCCTCGCGGAGACTACCGGCAGAGCCGCAAACATGTACATAAACCCAGAGGGGCAGATCTTCAAAATCACGGACCCGGCAAAAGCGCCTACTACCGCCGACGTGTCGCGACTCGAGAACATTATTAAAAAACTCTCGGACCGTATCGGAGAGCTTGAAACTCGGCTAATATCGGGAGGACCGAACAACTAACGAAAGTAGATCCGCTATGGACCACGACGACACGTTTCTAACCGACCCGATGACCGTACCGGGACAGCTTGACCTATTGGGCGACGAGTGCTCTCCGGTCGGGTTGGCTCGCGTTAACGTCCCGCTCGACGACACGCACTCTGAGTCGCTTATCCAGACTCGGATAATTCGCTCAGAGTTTCAGCAGCTACGCCTCGAGGCGTCTCGGTGGACTCCAGGCGGTCCGCAATGAGGCGCGACGTACCGGACGGATGCGCCGGGAACGAGGCAATACGCGCCGGATATCTCTGCTCATGTCGTAAATGTCGGCGCACTCCGGACCGTTTCCGCGCTAAAGCGAAAGAGCGAGAGCGGGAGCGGGAGCGGGAGCAATGGTAAGGCCAGACAGTGAGCTTGCATTCTTCCAAGCGGTAACCGTCCTGATGTTCGTGTTCCTTGCTCTGTCGTATGTAATCAGACGATGATAGTCGCGTTATTCTTCATGCTCACGATCATCGCTATCGCGCTCGGCCCTATGTCGGCGCTTATCCTGTTCGTCGGGTTAATCGTGGTCCGTTATCTGCGGACCCTCACACATGACTGGTGGGAACAATGATCGCGTTACTCATTGTCGGGTTCGTCGCGTTCTTCGCTGGACTCGTCGTCGGTATCGAAGCAACACGCTCGCAAGTGTTGGACGCGTTACGCAAGGTCAACGAGGCGCGCTCGGTCGCGGATCAAGAGACCGGGCGGGAACTTATCCGGACCGTGGAGAGAGTGACCCGCGGACGATGACGAGCCACGCTAGAGAGTGCGCGTGTCCGGACTGCTGGAGTCTGGAACGACGTCGCGCTGTATTGAACTATCGTAGGGCTCTGCTCGAGCCGGATCATGGGACCCGGAACCGTTACCGGCGCGGCTGTCGCTGCGGAGACTGTCGGTCCGCTGCTGCGGAATACCGGAACCATAGGAGGGCTCTCCGTGATTGACCCTCTCGACCCGTACCTTGACCCGTTGCTCGAGGTGATAAACGGACCGGCACGGATAACGCTCCCGTCGCCTAGCTCCGACACGTTCCGTTGCGATGAGTGCGGACGACACCTCGAGTCCGGTCTGCTGCTCGTTGACCATATTGTATGGGAGCACCAATGAGTAGCGGCTCCATGTCGTGGCAGCATCGCCAGCTACGGACTCAGGTACTACAGCGGGACGGCTATGTCTGTCGCTGTCCCGGTTGTGGGCAGTGTTCCGGAACGTGTCCCCGTAGAGCAGATCAAGCGGACCATATCGTCCCGCGTGCTGCTGGAGGTACCGACACTCTCGCTAACTACCGGGCAACGTGTCGGAGTTGCAACGCGTCAATGGGCGCAACCTACGGCAACCGGCAGCGTTCCCGGCACCGTTTTTTTATTAAGGGGGGGCGCGGACTG